CGCACCGGCGCGCCGACGATCGGGGCCTCGGAAAGCTGCTTCGTCGTCCCGGCGAGGCCGCTCTCGGTGAGCGCCGGCGCGAAGGTATCGACGCCGGACTCCTTGAACGCCTCGATATCGGCGAGCCGCTCATTGCGCAGCGCGGTGCGGCGCTCGACCGGCGTCTGTCCGGCCCTCGGCTTCAGCGGCAGCGGCCCCAGCCCGACACGTGTGCGCGCAAAACTGGCGACTTGGTTCGGCGCGACGCGGCGGGCGGCTGCCCCGCTTGCGAGCGCGCTGGCCCGCATCATCTGGCCCGGCACGGCACCCATCGCCGACAGCGCGGGGATGCCGAGGCTCGCCTCGCCAGCATTGGCGAGCGGCTGCAGCCAGTCTTCGTTCGCCCGGGCAAAATCTGCCTCGGCCTGGCTGTAGACCCGACCGGCGGATGGCGCGACCTTGGCGACGACGTCGCCGAGCCCCTGCTCACCGCGCGTGGCAATCCGGACCGGGACGGAGAGCGCGAACGTCGATGCATCGGTGACGCGTTTCAGCGGCGTGCGGCTGGCCTCGAACTCGGCCTGCTCGCGGGCGGCTGCCTCGTCCTGCATCCTGACAGCGGCATCGTACTGTGCCCGCGTCTCCGGGCTCTCGTTGACGTTGACCTCCTGGTCGGTGTTGTCCTGCACATAGAACGGCACCTGCGGCCCAGCGGCGGCCGGCGCGGCGAGGAACGGGTTGCCCTCGACGGGCGTGAGGCGCGGCCCCTGGCTCGCAAAGGGATCGCCTTCAACGGGCGTGAGCGTCGCCATTACTGGTCAACCCTGAAGAACTTGCCGTTCTGCTCGACGTACCAGTGACCATCCGGCGCCTGCTTGGCTTGCGGGTATTCGCGGAATGGGCTGGCCTGCTGCTCCTGCCGGGGGGCACCGCTCGACACCGATGGTGCGGGCGAGCCGCGCCCTGCGGGGTTTACCCCTAGCTCTCCCAAATCGAGCCCGTAAGCCGCCGAGATCGCGCCGGGATCGTAGCCAGACTGGATCAGCGCATTCGCCTTCCTGCGAAGCCCGTTCTGGATGATACCGGTCTGCGTCTTAAGGTTCGTCCTGACCAGTTCCGGCTTCATGCCGGGCGTGATATCGGCACGCTCGAATGTCTCCTTCTCCTGCGGCGTCAAGGCCGAACCATAGAGCTCATGGCGAACGACGTTGCGCATACGCTCATAGCCTTGCCACCACGAGGCGGCTTCCTGTGTTTCTTTGCCGGTCAGCCCCTTGCGCCCAGCAGCCATGGCGATGTCGCCGACGGCATCCGAGTAATAGCCGGCGAAGTTGTCCTTGAACGTATCAGCGGATTGCGTGAGGCTGCCGAATTTGGTGCCCTCCTCGCTCAGCTTTGTTACATCCGTCACGCTGAACTGGCGCGGCTTCACATGCGCCGGGTCTGCTGGCCCGCCGGGGATGAATGTGAGATCGCCCTCCGGCGTATAGCGATAACCAGCGGGCGGCTTTCCGCCTGCCGTTTTCGCCGCCGCGGACACTTCCACCTTCCGTCGGTCCAGCTCCTGCTTCAGCACCTCGTTCGCCTTGCCGGCCTGGGCCAGCACGAAGTCGCGCGTGCCGAAATCGGCATATTTGTCGACATCGAGCCCGGCCTGCTTGGCGTGGCCGATGGCGGCGGCCCATTTCTCCGGCGTGTCGGCGAGCATGGCGAGGTTGCCGAGCTTCTCATTGAACAACGCCGCCTTGGCGAGCTTGTCGGCATCGGCCTGGCGGGTGGCGTCGCGCAGCGATTTCTCCAAGGCCGTCGCCTCGCCGAGCTGCCCCGCCTGGGCGAGCGCATTGACCGCGCCCTGCTTGTCGCCGCCGGCATAGAGCCCGCCGGCCTTGGCGAGGGCGTTGGCCTCGTGCATCTTCTGGCCGATGCCGTACATCTGGCCATAGGCGGCAAGGCCAGTGCCGATATTGGGATATTCGATCTGGGGAAGTGCTGCCATCAGATCATCGCCCTGTTGACGGTGGTTGCGGCCCACGGGTTCTGCCCGGCGGCAAGGCCCTGCTGCGCCAGGTTATAGTTCATGTACTGGCCGAGGGCGTTGACGCCCGCCTGCCCTGCCCCGATGATGCCGGCGCCCTGAAACTGTCCCGCCTGCGCCAAGAGGTTGCCCTGCGCCGTTGCCGAGGCCTGCCCTGCGCCGGCAAGCGTGCCGGCAGCGGCACGCCCCGTATCGACCAGCCCGCCGAGCTGAGAGAGCCGGTCCTTGTACTGGCCGTAGATCGCGTTCTGCCCGGTCTTCAAGAGCGCATTGACGAGGTTGCCGCCGGTGTTGCCGAGGATCGAATAGCGCTTCATCGTCTCGGTGAGCGCGTTGTTCAGCGAGGTCTCGAAGCCCGGATCGTGCTGGAAATTGTCATAGAACGACTGCTGCTTGTCGGCGCCGTTCAGCCCGACCGCATTGCCGTATTGCTCCAGCGCATTGGTGCCCGCGCCGATGAAAGGCTCGTGTATGGCCTTCGTTTCGGCGTATTGCTTGTCGAGGCGCCTGGCGCCGCTTTTTGCCGCGTCCGCCGCCTTGTTGGCGCCGAGGATCGACGCGCCCGCGCCGATCGCCGCCGAGCCGATGAGGGCCGCCGTGGTGCCGATCATGAGATCTGATCCTTAGAGGGTTTTGATGAATTGCCGCTCGAGCGGTTCGTATCCAAGGCGCTCATAGAGCGCGGCGACGGTGTCGTTCGGGGACACCACAAGGCTCTTCCTGATGCCGTTCTCGCGCGCCCAGGCCTCGGCCGCGAGCAGCAGCTTGACGCCGCCCCCGCGCGCCCGCGGCAGCACGTACCAGAACAGCTCCGACATCACGGGATCGCCCGAATGCGGATGGTGCGTGGCGATGACGCCGATCATGCCGACCACCTCACCAGCCTGCTCATCGACCAGGACGAGGCCGTGCTCAGCCTCGATCAGCCCGCGCGCCAGGGCCGCCATGGCGTCGGGGTTGACGGTCAGATGCCGCCCGTAGCGGCTCTCGCGCATGAAGCGGGTGCCGAGATGGACGAGGCGCGGAATGTCGGCGGGCGTGGCGGCGCGGATCATGTAAAAGAGGCAGGCGCGCTGGGCGTAGTAACTGCGATCAGTGGCACATATAGGCGAAGCTTACGCTGCCTCCGTTGGAGATGATCCACCTTGACAATCAACATCATAGACCTTCAGCTTCGCCGTTAAAGATTGGTTGGCGTCAGTTGCAATCTTGACCAAGCTTTGACCACTGCCATTGATTTCGAGTTTGCTTCTGAAGATCATTTTTCTTTCCTATGTGAATGAATAGGCTCTCTGGGCGTAGTAGCCCGAGCCAATGTTGCCGGAGTTGAACAGAAAACGAACGCCGTCGATGGCGTTCTGGTTCACGCGCAACTGACCGAAACCGGTCGTGGCAAATCGATTCGGGGTGCTGTTGCAGCCGCCGCCGTCCCAATTGGCGGATTTCGTGACCCCGGATGCGGAAGGCCGGAATATCATGATTGTAAGGGTTATCAGCTCACCGGCGACGTTGCCGATTGGAAGGTCGCCGGTGAGTTGCATGGAGGTATCGCCGCTACCCGTGCTGGATTGATCATTCCCGCCAGCATAGACGCCCCAATGGTAATCGCCGAGCGTGTCCAGGAATGACCCGCTTTGCGAAAAACGCATATGGAATATCTGCGCATCAGTAGCAGGCGCGATATTGATTAAATCGATTTCGTACATATCTGCGCTACTAAGCGCGAGGTCGAGCGTGGCGGCTGCGGATATGGCCCCTTGTGCAATGGCGGTAACAATACCTGTACCAGATGCGCCTGTGGCTCCGGTTGCACCCGTAGGTCCGGTAGGACCAGTTGGGCCGGTTGGGCCCGTCGCACCGGTTGCTCCTGTCGGGCCAGTGGGGCCGGTATCCCCCGTCGCGCCTGTGGCTCCGGTCGCACCTGTCGCGCCGGTGGCTCCTGTCGGTCCCGTTGGGCCAGTCGGACCCGTATCCCCGGTCGGGCCTGTCGGTCCCGTCGGACCCGTCGGACCGGTCGGGCCCGTTGCACCGACCGCGCCGCTGGCAGCGAGCGTCTCCAGCCGCGCGAAATAGGCGTCCCATTCCAGTGCGATGCGTGCTCGCAATTCTCCGGCGGCCGGGTCCTTCTTGAGGGTGACGAGCTCCTTGTCTCGCGGCCGCTGCGCCCCCGCCATCAGGTCACCGCCCTGCCGGTGACATAGGCCTCGATCACGCCGCGCAGCACGGCGGCGGAGATCCGGAAGCGCCAGATCCGCCCCTGCACGTCGACGAGCCCCCACTTGTCCCACTTCACGCGCTGGCGGCGCTCGCCGATCTTGCCGAGCTTTGCGGTGCGCTCGCCCTCGAAATTGGCGCCGCCGTCATCGGAATAATCGACCATGACGGCGGGGTCGATGAGGGGCGCCCAATAGTCGTCGCTCCAGACCGCATCGCCGGTTAGATTACCGTCGAAGCCGGAGGGCGATGAATCGGCCGCGACGGCCCCGGCCTGCTCGTCGAGCTTCCAATAGCCGGTAAGTCCCGACTCCGAGCCGGTCAGCGTCGCGCTTTTATTGGCGAGGATCTCCGCGGCGCTGCGGGCCACGTCCCAGATCCTCACCTCGCGGACGAAGCCCTTGAAGTTCTTCGGCTGTGAGGGGTTTTCGGGGGCTGCGCCGACCGTCAGTTTGTTCGTATTGCCGGCAATCGCATTCGTCTGCCCGGTGGTTTGCCCGACTTGCGCGCCGTCCACGTAGAGCGTCAAGGTGTCGGCGCTGGCATCGAACACGGCCGCGCAGTGATGGCTTCTGTTGTTCTTGATCGCATCGCTCGGCGAGTCGGTGCTGACGGTATTGAGGCTCCGGTGAAAGAAGCGCAGCGATCCCCGGCTGCCGTCGCCGAGGCTGAGTGCCCAACCGTCGGTGCCGTCATCCTTGCTGACGATGCGCTGGCCCGCAATGGTGATGTCTTCGGCATTGATGATGGCTTCGATGGTGAACGAGCCGGTGCGGTCGAGGACATCGCCGAAGTCGACATGGGCGCCGTCCTGAACATGGATGCCGGCGCCCGTCTGCGCCAGCCCCACCCCGCCGACGATGTCGAGATAGACGCTGTCCGCCGTCATCCGGTTCGGGAAGCGGTGGCTCTGTGGACACCAGATCTCGGCGACCAGATTGTCGCCGCCCTCGCTGTAGGTCTTCGGCGCGATCTTGAATAGCTTGCCGTCCTCGGTGTTGCCGACGATATAGGCGCCGACGCCGGAGAACGCCTCGCAGGACGTCGCCCGCCAGCGGCTCTGGCCGTAGCTCTTGCGCTCCCCCCATTGCTTGGTGGTGACGTCGAATTCGTGCGTCCACAGATCGGAGGAGATCGAATAGATCTCGTGGCCCTGAAAGGTGTAGCTGAAGCCCTCGATGGCGAGACGCTGGGTCTGGGTCAGGTCCTCGATGTCGCGCTCCACCGTGTGCGTCGAGATCCGCTCGGCAGCCCCATCGCGGCCGAAGCGGACGATGCCGTCGTCGTCGACCCAGGCGAGACCCCGCGCCAGCGAGACCACCGAGAACGCCGCACCGCAACCGATATCGATGTCCTGCTGCACGGGGGAGAATGAGAAGTTCTCGCCTGCCAGCGAGGGATCGGCCTGCCAGATTTCGGCGCCCTCGGCCTTGAACACATAGAGGAACCCGGCATGTGCTTTCACGGTGCGCAGGTCGGATGAATCGCTGCGCGCGGTCCCGAAGGCGTCGGACTGGATGGCGGTGCCGTCCTCCAGGTCGGATTGAAAAATGCGGCCGTCCTTGATGCCGTAGATGAAGAAGCCGCGCAGATAGGTGACGGAGTTCGGCGCCGGCAGGTCGCTGTCGCTGACCTGGCTGATGGTGCCGCCGGCGAGATTGTAGACCTGGCTCGCCGAGGTGACGATGGCAATCTGCGGTGTGGTGGCGCGGTTGCGGGCAAGGCTCAACGGGCCGGAGCCCACCAGCGTGCCGAGCGCGGTGTCGACGCCGCCCTGGTCGAAGCTCACCACCTGGTTGCCGAGGAAGGCGATCAGCGCATTGGAGTTCAGCTCGATCAGCCCGCGCGAGGCCCCGGTATAGGTCCCGCTGTCGAAGCGGGTGAGGCCCGGCGCGCCGTAGATGGCATATTGCGACTTGCCGAACGCCCCGACCTCCTCGGCATAGGCGTTGATCAGCCTGGCATTGGCGACCAGCCCGTCGCGCCCGACATTGGAGCCGGTCGGCAGGATCAGCGGAAAGGTGGGCATCGGCGATCAGTACTCGCTCGGGTAAAAGCAGACCGTGTCCTCGCGGTCGAAATCCTTCGCCGTCTGCAGCATGATCTCGGCGCGGGCGATGATGCGATCGCTCTCCTTGCCGTCGACCGGATAGTCGTCGAGCAGCCGCGAGGCGAGGTTATAGCCGACGGTCTCCAGCCACTCCTGGGCGACGTCGATGTCGTCGTCGAGCGTGTCGATGTCGTCGAAGCGTTTCTGATAGGTGACGCGCAGGGTTTCGCTGGTCACGGTCGCCTGCACCGGC